CGCGGTTCAGAGTGCGGCTACAACGGCCTGGCCGTTGCTGACCAATTTGACCAGTCAATAGTCACTGGCGGGGCCTCTTCCTCAGAAGGAAGTGCGTATATTGACGCATTTAATGCGTTTAATGCAGCAAAAGCAAAGCTTGCCACTGCAGAAGTTGTTAAGAATAAGCTGTTCGCTGAAAAAGAAGTTGCATGTGATACGTCATCTCCAGAAACGTATGGAGCTAATTTTGTCTTTAAGAGAGGCGGTGATATTGATATAACTTTTTTCATTCAGACCGAAGAAACAGTGATTGCCGTGTGGGATGGCAATAATGTAACCACTTCGGGATTCAATCCAAATTACAGTCCTGGTTACAAGCAAAATACAGGGCGAGGGCCAGGTGAAGAGAAAAATGGAACAGGTGAGGTCTACGCTGTTAAGCGTAATGGCATTACTCTTCCATTTAACGATTCAACTTTCGCAATGAAGGATGAAAACAATCAGCCAATATTTATTGTTAGCGGCCAGGTGGTAGCAAGTAGCGGGTTTGTTTCTTATAGTCTTGGCAACTATGCAAGTCCAGGCTTTGCTCCCATGAGAAGCCTGGCTTCCGTGGAATATGGTGCAGCGCAATGTGCCAGTAAGACGGCAGAATATGATGCTGCATTAAGCCTGTATAACGACGCTCTTACTGAATTCAATGCTGCGCAGGCGGCTCTTAATGCCGCCTACGCGGCATTGCCTCCTGGGGATGATATTTTGAAGCGTGACCGTTGCGGAAAGCGGTTACAAAGTTGCCAATTGAGATTCACTAATGGCAACTTACCATTTGGTGGATTTCCTGGCGCCAACTTGACAAGATGATTCCACTTTCAATTAAACAGGCTATTGCAGGAGAAGCCCGCAAGGCTTCTCCTAATGAATGTTGCGGATTGATTGTCAATGGGGCGATTGTTTCTTGTCACAATTCATCCCCATCGCCTTCCGATTATTTCACGATTGCTGCCGAAGATTACATAAAAGCTTCTGCAATGGGAGAAGTGGAGGCGGTGTATCATTCGCACGTTGGTGGCGTAAGGGGCTTTTCACGGCCCGATGTAGCAGCATGCAAACAAAGCAATGTGCCATGGATTGTTTTCCATGCACCATCGGGAGATTTTTTCTACGCTGACCCCACTGGAGGCGCCCCTTATGAGGGGCGCCAATGGACTTATGGCATTCATGATTGCTATGCCATTGTGAGGGATTTTTACAAGAGGGAGCTTGGCATTGAGCTTGACGACTTTGAGCGGGGAGATGAAATGGAATGGGAAAACAAGGGGTGGACTATGTTTGTTGACAACTACTCTCGGCAAGGGTTTTACGAGATAGAAAGCCCGGAACAGAAAGGAGATATTTTATTGATGCAAGTTGGCGCCCCATCTCCGAATCATGTGGGAGTAATGACAGGGCAAGACAATTCTTTTTATCACCACTTAATGGACAGGTTGTCAGAGAAAAGTGTTTATGGGGGTTATTGGGCTAAAGTAACAGCTAAGACGCTGAGGCATGAGGACGCAAGGGCATGAAGCGGCGGATGGTAGAAGTGAAACTTCTTGGGGAGCTGGGACGCCGTTTTGGGAGGTCGTATAAATTCATGGTGCGCAATCCACGGGATGTTATTTCTGCGTTGTCTAACCAGCTCAATGGATTTAAGGACTATCTTTGTGGAGCCCATGAAAACGGAATGGGCTTCAAGCTTGTTGACGAAGATCCAGAAGGAATGAATTATGACGGCGTGATGATGAGCTGCAAACAGCTTATCATCGCTCCTGTTATTGCTGGATCTGGGGGGAAGGGGATGTCGATCGGCCAGATTTTATTGGGCGCAGCATTGATTGGTTTGGCATTCATTCCAGGCATTGGCACGGTTGTCGCAGGGGGCGGACTTGCCAAAGCAGGTGCAGTTGTCGGAAGCCTCTCCACTGTTGGCACCGTACTGTTTGGGCTTGGCGCAAGCCTGGTTTTAACTGGGATCGCTGGCCTCCTCACGCCACCAATTCAAACACCTGGCACTGATTCAAAGAAGAAAGACAGCTTTATGTTTGATCGGGCCGTGGAGCTTACCACCCAGGGCTACCCCATTCCGCTGCTGTATGGGCAATATTTGGCCGTTTCGCCATTGGTTATTTCCTCTTCAATCAGCACTGAAAACATCTCAGCGTAGCAATGAAGGACAACCTCACTGGCGAAGTTCAGCAATGGTCAATTAGCGGTGCTGGCGGCAAAGGTGGCGAAGGCCCCACTGAAGATCCAGACACTTTGCGAAGCAAGGCTCAAGCGAAGGTGTTGGCGCTTTTTAGCGAAGGAGAAGCACAGGGTTTCCCCGACAATTTTTCTGCCAATGAAAGAGGGCAAAGAATCTTTTTAAATGACACGCCTCTTGTTAATCAAGATGGCAGTAAAAATTTTGAAGGTGCCAGCATTTCTTTTGCTACTGGCACGCAGGCACAGTCGTCATTGCCGGGATTTAATGATGTGCGTATCGAGCAGTCGGTGGGCACCAAAGTACAAAATCGTATTGGACCAGTATCTGCAACTACAACCAGTTCGACATTGAGCAAATTGGTTGTGCGAGTGGGAGTGGCATCACTGTTCCGCGTAGAAGAAGAGGGTGGTGATGTTAAAGGGAGTGAGGTGAGATTTACTATTCAAATTATTGATGCTCTTGGTTCGGTAATTGCAAACAGAGGCGAAAGTATCAAGGGCAAGTCGAGGGGGCCTTATGACGCGGAATATGCATTTAGTCTTTCTGGCACTGGGCCATGGACAGTAAGGGTGAGAAGAGATACAAGCGATCCTGGCAATTTAAAAACCAATGATGATTTCTATTTCAAGGCGATTGTCGGCATCATTGAAAATACATTGCGCTATCCCAATTCGGCGCTGATGGGGTTTAATGTTTCTTCTGAATTTTTTGATAGTGTGCCAAAAATTTCCGCTGAGTTGCTTGGCATCAAAATACAAGTGCCAACAATTTATGACGGAGCCTCTAACACCTATTCAGGAGTGTGGGATGGAAGCTTTAAGACAGAGGCAAATAACAATCCTGTATGGGTGTTTTATGACCTCTTGACGAACTCTCGCTATGGCTGTGGCGATTTTATTGATAAAGAAGATGTTGACATTTACTCTCTTCTTCCTATTGCCAAGTATTGCGATGAGATAGTTTCTGATGGTCGAGGCGGAACGGAAAAGCGTTTCACTTTTAATGGCTACATCAACAATCGTGGTGACGCCTATGAGGTGCTGAATTCGTTGGCGGCGGCATTTCGCGGGATGATTTATTACGCGCAAGGGCAAATCATTGCCACTCAGGATCGCCAAGCTTCAGTAGTGAAGCAGTTTTCTCCCGCCAATGTCATTGTTGAGGTGTCTGATGGTGGGGAACTGACAAAGCCAGCTTTTGTTTATGAGGGTACTGGCCTTAAGGCACGAAAAACCGTTGCACTGGTGTCATGGAATGATAAGGATGATCGCTACAAGGCAAAGATTGAATATGTAGAAGATAGAGATGGCATTGATCGGTATGGCTATCGCGAGCTTGAGGTGAGAGCACTTGGCTGTACGTCTCAAGGGCAAGCCCAGCGCGTAGGGCGCTGGGCGCTAGTTACCAATCTGAATGAAACGGAAACTGTTACGTTTAAGGTGGCAGCAGAAGGTTTCTTCTTGATGCCCGGTGAAATTATTGAAATTGCAGACCCTTATAAAAGCGTGGGCATTTACGCGGGTATGCTTGCTGCTGCGGGAACAAGTGCAGTGGTACTTGACAGAGAAGTGTCCCTAGAAGTCAATAAAACTTATGAAATTATCATTCGCACTGGGGATGGTCTTGATCTTGCGGCGACTGTTACAAGTAGTCCAGGATCCACCGACAACATTACTTTCTCTCCATCGTTCACCGAGGAGCCTGCGCTGCCAGCAGCATGGATCATTCGCGAGGCAGGAGCAACACCACGCAAATATCGAGTGATTGGACTGAATGAGGACGATAATGTCATAACAGTGTTGGCATCTGCTTACTATGAAGATAAATATGCAATTGTTGATGATTTCACGAAGCTTTCTTCTGAGACCACATCAATTGCAGGTCTAACCATCGCTCCAATGGTTAGTGCTGGCAGTGTTGTACTAAAGGTCACCTAATGGCGCAAATTGAAGTGACATGGAAATGGCCTCAATACAGCGGCTATTCCATTTTGAATGCGATTAATCCTGCAATATGCTGGCATGAGCCGCGAAACAATCCACTTATCAAGGAGTTTGCTGTAGAGCTATATCGCGAAGAGGATGACCGATGGGTGGACCTTGGCCGCACTACTGCTGATTACGTGCGTATTGATTCGCAGGATTACGATATACGAACGTCTTATCAGATAAGGATTGCTACAATCGGGATAAATAGGCGGCAGTCGCCATGGTCTTATAGCCAGCGATTTGTTGCATCGCCATTGAGATTTGATTTCACGTCGCCCGACACTGTGCGACTTCCTGATGGCTCTTCTAAATTAAACCAGCGTCTGCTGTTTTTGCTTTTTTAATCATGGCACTGTTTGGTCTTGATGCCGCTGGTAATTCTGCCTATGTACAGGCAGTCGGTAATGGCGCGGAAAGCACGCCTTACATCTTGCAACACGATATTTTGCCGTCTGGCATCAAGAGCGCATGGGTGGCGAGTACTAGCGGAGAAGTGGTGGTATCTGGCGTAGCTACGAAAGAGCTGCGAGTGTTAAACGTGGCCATCACGGCAACAAGCGGTGGCACTGTTCAATTCCGCAGCGGCGCCTCGGGAATCACGCTCACCCCTCCGTTCCTCATCCCATCGTCTGGCCAGTTTGTTTTGTCCAACCCTATGGGTATTGTTTCCACAACTGCAGGAGAGGGTCTAGAGACGGTTGTAAGTAGCGGTGTTGACTATCAGGCGTTTGTCACCTATCGCGAGGTGTGAGCATGACACGCATTGTCGGTCGACTTGACGGTGCGGATGGTCCCTTAGAGGGCCGTTTGTTCGTAAAAGCAGGAGGCGCCTTCATAGGCGCCCCTGCCAAGGATTTGGTTTTCAAGGTACAAGACGGCATTGTTGACATTGAACTGCCTCCCTGCCCCGCAGGGCTGCCTTACGCGGTGGATTGGCGGGCAATTGGTGACATGCGCCGCCTTTCGTATGTAGAGCGGTGGAAAGTGCCGCCTGTTGAAGAAATTTCGCTGGATGAGGCCCGTGGCCTTGTCCGTTCCAATGGGCGAAAGACTGGCAGCGCCAACAAGGGAGATCTTATCGAGGCCACAATGCTTCGGAATGAGATTGGGGAGCTGAGGCGTCAATTAGCCAAGACTGAAGAAGAAAACGCCTCTTTGCTGCGCCAGGTGAGCCAGGCCGAAGGCAAGGCTGCTGCAGCTCAAGCGAAAGCGGCCACGTTGTCGGCGGATGTCACAAAACTCCAGCGCGACGCCCAGGTGGTAAACGCGCCCT